CTCGCGATGTCTGGGGTCCCCTTGGTCCTTTCGGACTAGGTCCTCCCTTTGGTGAGCACGTGGCTCGAGTCTCTAGTGGATTCGGGTGACAGCTCATTCTCAAGCTTGTTTGAAGAAACAAACAAGAGGATGGCCGATGCACGAATGAATCAGGGCAAGGTAGCAAGAGTGCTTTGAGCCTCTTACCTTGAAGTGGTACTTTAAGCCTGGCGTCCATCTTTACGATGAACAGCGCAAGGCCGCCTCCTTTGCAAACAAATCTTAAAAATAATGAAATGAAAAGTAAAAATAAATTACCTTCATATCTTCTTTATAAGAGATTGTTAGCTGAGGGAAAACGGCTGGTAGCCCTAGAAAATGAAAATTTTCTAGCTGTCGTGATGAGATTTGCCTGAAAAATTTCAGAGCTTATCATACACCGCGACAGAAAGGTCACTTCAAAGTTAAAAGTCTTTTACCGCTTTGGAAAGTACTTAGTGTTTCTTAACAAAAAACACGGTTCTCTCTTCACGGTTAAGTATCTCAAAGCTTCTCTCTTGTCCATTCAAAGGGCTATAGCAGGTAGCCCGGTAAAATCTCTTCGTGAGATTGAGCCGGACCTACCTTTACCACGCCTCTCCCGTAGTGGGCTTCCAGTATGGATTGGTACTAGGGATAGAAGAGCGATCTTATCGCATTCTCTATCGGTAGTTCAATTCTACTTGAGCCTCTACTCTTTACATCGAGTAATTGAAGCGCCTGTTAAGGCTAAACTTCATACTATTACTGATGTATATAACGGTTCTTCTATCTTTCTTGAGAAGTCTTTGGGTTATTTTGAATTTGAGTTCAAAAAACTTATTCGAGTGCCCAGAATGAACTTGAAGGGTGACCGTGGGAGAGAAGTGGGGCTATCGCTCTTGCAAACTTCTTCTTCCTCAAATAAGACCTTTTCTTGATGAAGTTGAGCATATGATGCTTGACTCATCAGAAAGGATCCTGCTCAATACGCTTTGATACGTAAGTGATTGGAGTTAACTGAAAATTTTGAGTTACTTTCAATCCTTAACATGTCACGTATTAAGCCGAAAGCGATTCAATCAGCTTGCGGACACTTAGGAATAAGGTCCGATGCTGCATTGGGTCGCCTAAGTTTTAAGGAAGAAGCTGCAGGAAAGTTACGGGTATTTGCGATGGTTGATAGTTGAACTCAATCAATTTTCAAGCCATTGCATTCCTCACTTTTCGCTCTCTTAAATCTTTTACCTAATGACGCCACTTTCAATCAAGGAGCTGCTTTTAAAAGAGCAATCTCTAAGGCTGAGAAGTCGGGTCATTCTTATGGTTTTGATTTATCAGCAGCTACTGACCGCTTACCTTTGATTATCCAAATAAAACTTTTAAGTGGAATCATTGGTCCTCATCTTGCTTCTCTTTGGGGTCTGATATTAACAGAGAGGGACTATGTCCTTCCTGAAAATAAATATGGCCTTCCGGAGGGCAGATTGAGATATGCGGTCGGTCAGCCGATGGGAGCTT